CACAATTCCCCAGAGCAGTATTCATGTCGCCGCTCATTCGGCGGCCGACGACAGAGTACTTGAGACCGGACCGGGTGTAACAAACGTTCCTACACTGCCACGCCAACAAGCGCTTCAGCTTGGCGTCGCCCGGAAATAAGCGCTCATAAAGTGAGTGCTCAATCCTAAGCAACTGCTCAGAGACATGGCCATCAAACCTCGAACAGTCCAGTGAAAGCTGGACCGGTCTACGTAAGGAGTTCCAATGTCGCTCAATGAGCGCAGCCCGTGCAACGTTATTCATTCCCTTCACGATCAACCTCCCCTCCGGGAACCAGTCGTCGCGTGCAAGGCCCCTCATGTGGTACAAATCATGCTCAAACGCCTTCAGGTAGTTGCCGAGCTCAACATTAAATCGCGCACCTCTCATCTGGATCATCCGCGGGTCTTTATTCGGATCCACCAACTTCTCCAACTTCACAAAAGCTTGGAGGCAGGCATCCTTAGGACCAATCGGGCGGGATTCCAGGGACTCGATGGCACGAAGATAACGGGCTCGCTTCAACCCAGTGTAGTGACGGCCCCACACCTCAAACCTCGACTGTGTCCGAAGACCCAGACGTTTGGCAAGGGAGCCCACCACCCACTTCAACTCAGATATCGCATCCGGGTCGGGTTGCGGCCACTTGCACGCCACCCGATTAACCGCCGCGAGGTACTGGTTATGCTGACAGTCGTTCTGCACGTAGTACTTATCACAGACAGGCATCGCACACAATTCGGTGTATTCACTCTCGCGATCACAGTCTGCTCTGAACTGGACCTCCCCCACGGTTGCCCGGGGGTCCACCAGCTTGGCACGGACACTGCTACGCACACAAACGCAAGGACGGCGGAGTTCCTAGGTGGCGCTGGGCGCGTGCTTCCTCAGCCGCGCGTACCGCTCCACCGACTGCCTGACCGCACCAGTGGTCCCGAACCGCGTGAGACGAATCTCCGCGTCCGGAATGCACCAGTAGGCCACAGTTGCCATCTGTTTCATGGCCAACTGCAC